TTTCTCGAAGGTTTTAGGCCTTCTTGTTACTATTGGTCTTTGTAAAGCCACTGATGTTACTTTTATGGTTAAAGATTATAAGATTTGGGAACCTGATTTCAAAGTGATACATGGTAGTGCTGTTGATATTGCTGACGCAGCACTTCAAAGTGTTGTGTTTTTTGTCGAAAGCATTTCCTTGTGTTATCAACACAAATCTCTTCGACCACTTCTTGCAAATGATCGTGCAGCCCTCGAAATTGATGAGGAATATGCAACCATCGTTTTATGGTGGGATCTTGTTAAGAATGGAAATTTGATGCGAGTTGCCGGAGTTTCTGACGCTGAATTTGATAGGCGTCTTGAAGCTTTGTGCTCTAAATTGCGTAATTTGTTGTCTATTAAGACCAATTTCGAAAAGAAGTTGGTTCAAGACAAGTTTATGCGATTGCTTAAAGTCAAGAATGACTACATTACTATGAAAATTAGTAGTGGTGTCCGACGAGCTCCATTTACAATTGAATTGTGTGGTCAAAGTAGTCAAGGAAAGACTACTTGTGCTGATCAATTGATTGATGCACTTTTGACGAGTGCCGGTTATCCGACCGGCAAAGAATATCGTGCATCTTACAATGCTTCCGACAAGTACATGTCCACCTGGACATCTGACAAGTTGGTGTTGACTATTGATGACATGGCAAATGATAAAAGCAGCTTCGTTGAGAGGCCGCCTACTCGTGTCATGATTGATGTGTGTAATAACCAACCCTACTACGCCAATATGGCTGATTTAGATAGTAAGGGTAAGGTTTTTGTTGAACCCGTTCTTTGCGTTGTGAATACAAACGTGAAGGATCTTGATGCTTACACATATTCAAACTGTCCTTATTCGATTCAACGTCGACCAGTAGCTGTTATTACAGTTGTGGCCAAACCTGAATTTCAATATATTGTTGATGGTAGGCCACAAGGTATTGATTCTGCAAAAGTTGTGGCACATTATCTCGAAACTGGGAGTAATCCCACTTTTGATGATTTGTGGCTTTTGACCGTCGAAAAGGCCGTTCAACCTGATGAATTGCGATGCGTGGCTAAATATAAGCCCGTTTTATATCGTGGTGAACCTATGGTGAATGTGCCTTTCCGTCGTGTAGTTCAATATTTGATTGAGGAATTTGAAACACATTCACTCGCACAAGATGATATTTTGGAACGTATGAAAAATCGTTCTGATAAAGTTAGAACTTGTGGAGTGGATGGTTGTAGACAGATTCATGGCTATTGTGACAAACACGAAATGGAAAAACAATTTGGCGAAAGTATTGCGACAGCGTACAACGACTCAGTAGATATGGTCGTCAAGCGTGTCAAGAAAGATTTTCTTGGCCTTGAGACAATCGCCGAAAATGCGTGCGTTTTAGCTTTACTAGGCGCTGCAAGGAGTTTTACCAAACATTGGGATTGGGTTACTTGTATACCAACCCCATGGCTTCAACATGAGAAGGTTGTTCAGTGTTTGATGTTCATAAACAAGAGTAAATTGAAGAGGCGTTACGGCCTCAACACTTTTTCTCTGTGGACGATGACTGCATCTTTGTTTTATGCTTTGATTTTCTTTGAAGACTATATACCGAACACTATTCTTTTCTGTTCACTCTTGCTATTACTTCTTGTCTCTTTGACAGTACAGAAGTATATGGCGGAGATTGTTATAGGAGAGTTTCAGAGTGAATTGGTAGATCGCAATACGATTGAACCTATGTTGTCGGAAATCCGTGACACCCATGTTAGCAATATTTGCAAAGCAGTTGGTGTTATAGGAATTCTGTACACATTGTCCAAAATGTATCGATCTTGGAAATCAATGAAAATCCAAGGTTCTCTTGAACCAACTACTCAAGTCGAAGTCGACAAAAGAGATATGGAGAAAGACGTGTGGATACCTGTGTCAACTCGCGAATTACCAGTTCGCACTGACGCTAAAACCACTACTCCTCATCAATTGTCTGATTTGGTTTCGAAGAATTTAGTTTATGGCACTGTTACATCTGGTGGTAAGAATTATATGGTGAATGGGCTTTTTATAACATCTAATGTTGTAATTATTCCAGATCACTATTTTATAACCGATGAAATTAGTGTCGTGTTCCGAAAGAAGAATCCTGATACTTGTGGTGGAAAGTTCACTGTGGCTTTGAGCAAGAGACAGAGTGTTTTACTCGACAAAACCGATATCCGCGTGTGTTATGCATGCGCGGGAGGTTCATTCAAAGACTTGACCAAGTATTTTCCTAAAGGACAAGTACCGTTTCACGAATTTGAAATGTTGTGGCGGAATAAAGATGGAGAGATTACCAAAGCTCACGGATTAGCTGAACCTTGCATGACAAGTAATGGTGCAGTTGACTTCCGTGGTCTTAGGTATCAATCCTTGACCATCACAACTTTTAAAGGACTTTGTGGAGCGACTCTTGTAGCTCGCAAGCAACCTCTTATAACAGGAATCCACTTAGGTGGCCAAACTGGTACTATTCGAGGTTGTAGTGGTGTGTTAGAGTATGACACCATTGTTGAAGCAATGAAATTGTTGCGGACTCTTGAGGGTGTTATCATCTCTGGGAGTGCAGAACATTTTGAAACTCAAGTTTTGGGCATTAATGTTCTAAATGAAACCCCTTTACATCCCAAGAGTCCGCTCAACTACATGCCTTTGGAATCTCAGGTTGAGTACTATGGTACTTGCCCTGGCATGACATCATTTAAGTCTGATGTCAAAGTTACTCCTATTAGTGAGCATGTCACGGATGTTATGGATAGTCCCAATATATATGGACCACCCATTCAATTTCCGCAATATGTTGGCTGGCAGGAATGCTTGGCTAATTTGTCAAACCCCGCGAAACCGTACAGCACTGATTTATTAGATGTTGCTGTCCGGGATTATAAGGAAGATCTATTACCCATTTTCAAAAATCCCTTGTGGAATGATGCTAGGCCCCTCACTGATCAAGAGAATCTGTGTGGTATACCTGGTAAGAAATTTATTGATGCAATCAAGCTTGATACATCGATGGGTTTTCCTTTGAATGGCAAGAAGAGACGATTTGTAACAGAGTTGCCTCCTACTCCTGAAAATCCTAACAACCGTGTGTTTGATCCAATGATAATGGATGAAATCAAACGTTGTGAGGATTGTTATCGTAGAGGTGAACGCGCCTATCCTATTGCCAAGGCTTGTAAGAAAGATGAAGTTTTATCAAAACCTAAATGTCGAATTTTCTATGGCAATGCACTTCCTTTGACGTATTTAGTACGTAAGTATTACTTACCTATTTTGCGTGTATTGCAAATGAATCCTCTAAAAGCTGAAAGTGCTGTTGGCATAAATTGTCACGGTCCTGAATGGGAGGAGCTCCATCAACATATTTTTAAACATGGAGAAGAGCATCTCATAGGAGGAGACTATGGAAAGTACGATCAGAAAATTCCATCTCAACTTATTTTCGCTGCTTTGCGCATTCTCATTGATTTTGCAAGAGAATGTGACTATAGCGACGAAGACATTAGTGTTATGGAAGCTATGACTGGCGATTTAGTTTACGCCGTCGTAGCCTTCAATGGGGATTTAATTGGGTTCATCACTGGTACTCATATCAGTGGTAACTCTTTAACTGCCCAATTGAATGGAATCTGTGGTGCACTTAATATGCGTTGTTATTTTTACGCACACCACTCCTTTGATAACTTCGAGGAAAGGAAACGTTTCCGCGATTACGTCGCATTGATGACTTATGGCGACGATAATATCGGAACAAAGAAAAAGGAATTGGACAATTTTACCATTAAAGGTTTCTCTGAATTTCTTGCTGAGTATGGACAGATATATACCATGCCAGATAAGGAAAGTGAATTGCTAGATTACTTGCCCGCTGAAGATTTTGAATTTTTAAAGCGGAAAAGTGTCTTTATTCCAGAGATAGGGTGCCACGTGGGCGCTCTAGTTGACAAATCCTGCGAAAAGATGCTACATTGTTTCATGCGTGGAAAAGGTGCTCCTTTGACGGAGGAGCATGCTTGTGGCATTAATATTGATACTGCTCTTCGTGAGTGGTTCAATCATGGACGTGATGTCTATGAAAAACGTCGCGCTCAATTGCAAGAAATAGCAAAGAGAGCAAACCTTTCACATTTGTGCACTGAACTAGATCGTGATTTTGACGAGAGAGTACAAATTTGGAAGGAGAACTACGAGTAACCGTAGTTACAGGGCCATCACATACCCTTAAAAATGTGGGCCCAGTTTGAATCTGGGTGTTGGAACAAATCAAAATTCGAATACATATATGGATACCAATAAATTGCATGTTTTGTAGATGTTTTTATGTTATATATTAGGCTTTGTGTATTTGGA